GCACAAACCCGACACGGGTCTACTGGATGCGTGCGCCGCAGAACGTCGCTGAGCCATTTGTCGTGCTGCAGGTGATCAGTTCTGTGCCGGACGTGACGCATCAAGGCCCCTCCGGTCTTGTGCCCGCGCGCGTGCAGGTTGACTGCTACTCAGACACCTATGCGTCGGCCAAGACGGTCGCTCGAGCCATTACGACTTGCCTGTCTGGCTACAAGGGAACTCCGACGCCGCCAGGCACCATCACTTTCGACGGGGTCTTCAAAGACGCCGAGCGCGACCAATACGAGCCCGAGGACAGCCCCGACAAGTTGTTCCGCGTCTCCATGGACTTCATCATTTGGCATAAAGGAGCCTGACCATGCCGACCAACGCTTCAATTGGCTATCAGATGACATTCGGCATCTTCAACGGCACGAGTTACGTGACCGTTGCAGAAGTGATCGCCATCACCCCTCCGCAGCTGACGCGCGATGCCGTTGAGGCTACGCACCAGCAGAGCACCAACGGATGGCGAGAATACATCAACGGCTGGAAGGATGGCGGCGAGCCGTCTGTTACAGTCAACTATGTTCCATCTGCCACCGACCCGCTTCTTGCCGCCTTCCATGCATCGACTGTCAATCAGTTTCGCATCACCCATCCTGGCGTCCTTACATGCACTTTCACGGCTGTTATCACTGGGTTCTCTCCGGAGACGCCTATTGATGACCGGATGACCGTGACACTGGACTTTAAGACGTCTGGTCAGCCGGTCTACGCGTAAGCCATGGCAAATCCGCATCGCGGCGAAGTCACCCTTTCGGCCGGTGACAAGACCTACACGCTGGTGTTTACAATCAACGCCGTCTGCGCCCTTGAGAAGCTTCTCGAAAAGGGCGTTGACGAAATTATGATGGAACGGGGCAAGGTGACGAACGTCCGCGCCATGCTCTGGGCCGCCCTTCTTCGCCATCACAAAATGGAAGTCGATGACGCGGGCGATGTGATGGATGAGGCGGGCGCCGAGGCAACGGGAGTGGCGGTCACGAAGGCGGTTGCTCTCGCCTTCCCGCCGCCGGGTGGCAAGGGCGCCGGCAAAAACCCTCGGTAACGGAAGCGGCGGCCCCAAGCTGGGCCGATCTTCACCTGCAATGGGTGGAGGCCGGGTGCGACCCGGCGCGCTTCTGGAACATCACTCCGATGGAAGCCGAGCGAGAAATGCGGGGCAAGGCGGCTCTGAGGCGGAATGAGCAGCAAAGGCTTGGCTGGCTGGCTTGGCACATTGAGGGCCTCGCCAGGACAAAGAAAATGCCGTCGCTTGCTGAGATGATGGGCGAAAAATCTCAGCGAAACATAACCCCCCAGAATCCTGAAGTCCTCCTTGCCAACCTGAAATTGGCATTTGGCTATCCCGGAGAAACTCAGCAGTGAGCAGCGCAGTAATCGGCAACCTGAGAGTCAATCTCGGGCTCGACACGGCACAATTCGACGCGGGTGCCCGGAAGGCGCAAGGATCGCTTGCCGGGCTTTCGGGATCTTTGCGCGGTCTCGCCATGGGGGCAGCAGCCGGGGCTGCTGCTGCCTTGGGCACTCTCACCGTTGCCGTTGGCCACTCACTCAACCGAATGGACGATCTTGGCAAGGCCGCCCAGAAGGTAGGCATGCCCGTCGATGAGTTTTCAAGGCTGGAATATGCAGCCCGGCTCTCGGATATATCCCTCGAAAGTCTGACCGGCACCCTCGCCAAGTTCTCCAGGTCCTTGTCCGATATTGCCGCTGGCGGTCAGAATTCTGCAGGTGAGGCCCTTCGTCAGTTGGGCATCAGTGCCACGGACGCGCAGGGTCAGCTGCGGCCGACCTCCGCCATCATTGAGGACGTGGCGGCGAAGTTCGCCACCATGAAGGACGGCGCGGACAAGACTGCGCTGGCCATAGCCTTGTTTGGCAGAAGCGGCGCCGAGATGATCCCTATGCTCAACGGTGGCCGTGAGGCCATCGCTGGAGCCGGTGCAGAGCTTGAGCGCTTCGGTGGCGTTGTGACCCCTGCAGCGGCGCAGGCAGCCGAGCAATTCAACGACAACCTCACTCGGCTGAAAGAAGCCGGGATGGGTGTGGCGACCACCATCGCGGGCAACCTTGCTCCGGCAATGGTGGAGATCACCAACAATTTTGTGCAATGGGCAAGCACCGGAGATGCCGCAAGGGCGCTTTGGGAAGGCATAAACTATGTGCTGCAGCAGGGTCTGCAGTTCATGTATGAGACCATTGCCATCTGGAAGTCGTTCACGGCCTATGTGTACGGCGCGGCAGAAGCATTCACGGCTCTGTCGAGCGGAGACATGGAGGGCGCTTCAGCAGCGTTGCGCAAAGCGGGCGAGGACAGCGCGAAAGCTTGGGATGACGCCACCAAGCGCTTCTTAAACTACAAGGCGACTCTTGACGCAGCGGGAATTGGTGCGCCCGGCAAAGGCTCGCTGCCAGGGACACTTTCTGACGTCATATCTGGCAATGCAGCGCCGCAGTCAACAACGTCCCCTTCTGGTTCAAGTTTCACGGCCACCAATCCACTGACCGCTCCTGTAATTCCGGCTGGCACGATTGAAGACATCTACGGCGCCGGAAAAGCCATGCAGACGCTGGCCACAGATACACAGACGGCGACCACGGCTGTCAGTGGATTAAACACCTCGTTTGCCAGCGGCTTGGTCTCGTCGCTGGTCGACGCCGTGACGGGTGCCAAATCTCTCGGCGAAATGTTCGACAACCTCAAGAAGGTGGCTCTGGATGCGCTGCAGAGCATTGCGAAGCAGTTGCTGCAGTCCGGTCTCAATGCCCTTCTGGGCAAACTGGGCGGCGGCATGCTTGGTGGCGGCGGCGGCTTTGGCGGACTATTCGCCAACGGCGGGACGCTTGGGGCCGGGCAATGGGGCATTGCAGGCGAAAATGGTCCGGAGATCATTCACGGACCAGCGCGCGTTACACCGATGGAAAATGGCAACGGCCGCGGCGGCGGCGCAAACGTGACCGTCAACATTCAGGCGCAGGACGCGGCCAGCTTTCAGCGCTCGCAAACGCAAGTGGCCTCGATGATCACCCGCGCCGTAGTGCGCGGCCAGAGGAATATGTGATGGCCTTCGACAACGTGCGATTTCCCGCAACGATATCGGTTGGGAGCTCGGGCGGTCCAACCAGGCGCACCGAAATTGTCGTGACCGGTTCCGGATCGGAAGAACGCAACAGCCGATGGGCGGATTCAAAGCGAAACTATAACGCGGGGTATGGCGTCAAAACGCTTGACGATCTTCACACCTTGATCGGATTCTTTGAGGAACGCCGCGGCAAGCTTCATGGCTTCCGGTGGAAAGATCATCGAGACTTCAAGTCCTGCGCGCCATCGGCGTCAATCTCGCCGCTTAACCAAGCGCTCGGCACTGGCAACGGCACCAACGCCGCCTTTCAGCTGGTCAAGAAATACGGAACCGGACTGCGTGACTATGTCCGCACAATCACCAAGCCGGTGAGCGGAACGGTGCGCGCGGCGGTTAACGGCGTCGAAACGTCCAATTTTTCAGTCAACACGTTGACGGGCGTCATCACATTCACTGCAGGCAGCATTCCAGCTGCTGGCGCTACAGTAACCGCAGGCTTTGAGTTTGACGTGCCGGTGCGTTTCGACACTGACGAATTGCGGATCAACCTGACACTTTTCGATGCGGGGGAAATCCCAGAGATTCCGATTGTGGAGATCCGTGAATGAGGACGCTTCCCGCCGGGCTTGCTGCCCATTTGGCGACAGGCACGACCACACTTTGCAATTGTTGGCGTGTCACCCTCACGTCTGGCGAAAAACTGGGGTTCACGGATCATGACCGTGAACTGACGTTTGACGGCACGACATTTGAGGCCGACTCTGGATTCTCAGCAACAGAGATTGAGTCCTCTCTTGGCCTTGCCGTAGACAATCTGGAAGCGCATGGCGCGCTTTCATCTGCGCGCATTTCTGAAACGCGGATATCAGCCGGCGACTTTGATGACGCTCAGGTTGAGATATGGCAAGTCAACTGGCAGGACGTCACCCAACGCCTTCTGGTGAAGTTTGGACATATCGGCGAAATTTCGCGTGGTCAGTATCACTTTCAGGCAGAGCTTCGTGGCATATCCCATGAATTGGGTCAGCAGAAGGGACGCTTGCTACAGCATGGGTGCGACGCCGTTCTTGGTGATGCGCGGTGCGGAATCAATCTCCTGTCTTCCTCCTATTCAGTCGTGGTGCAGGTGGTGAGCATTGATGCAATGCGGATTCTCAAGGTGACTGGCATAAGTTCATTTGCAAGAGGTTTCTTTGCTAATGGAACTGCTCAATTTACCACAGGCGTGAATGCCGGGCGGAAATGGCAGATCAAGTTCTCGCGTATTGTTGGCACATCTGAGGAAATAGAGCTCTGGCAGCCTCTGGTGCAGGCATCTGCGGTCGGTGACTACGTTCGGGTAACTGCTGGATGCGACAAGCAGTTCGCGACGTGCAAATCAAAGTTCAACAATGGCCTGAACTTCCGAGGGTTCCCCCATATCCCTGGGAATGACAAGATCATGCGTGTTGGAATTCCAAAAGAAGATTGATGCGCGACGTCATCGTTTCCGCAGCTCGCGCATGGATCGGAACGCCCTACATTCATCAGGCAAGTCTCCGAGAGGTTGGTGCAGATTGCCTTGGCCTAGTGCGTGGTGTTTGGCGCGATGTGTTCGGGCGCGAGCCAGAACAGGCACCGCCATATCAGCCAAGCTGGGCAGAGCATGGAAAAATCGAAGAACTTGCCGATGGGCTTCGCCGAAACTTGCATGAAATTCCGTGTTCTGAGTTCGATAGTTCTGACGTTCTCCTGTTCAGGTGGCGACAGCATTTCCCGGCAAAGCACGCAGCAATTTTGACGAGCAAGGACACGATGATCCATGCTCAAGAATATTGCCTTGTGAGCGAAGTGTATCTGAATGACTGGTGGCGCAGACACATAGCCTTTGCGTTTCGCTTTCCTGGAGTTGATCCTTAATGGCGACCATGGTCCTATCAAGCGCCGGTGCCATTATTGGCACGTTCCTCGGCGGTCCATTGGGAGGAATGCTTGGTCAGGCGGCCGGCGCACTTGCGGGCAGTTTTATTGATCAGCAGCTTTTCGGCAAGAACCAGACGCAGAAAGGTCCGAGGCTCACCGATCTTCATGTTATGGCCTCGTCTGAGGGATCACCAATTCCGCGCACATGGGGTCGCATGCGCTTGGCTGG